CAGCGATATTTGGGGCGGCAGCGATATTTGTGGCGGCAGCGGTATTTGGGGCGCGTTGGAGTGTGAGGGTATATCACGCTGTATATTTTGCTATAAAAAAAGCGGGAAACTAATGGCGTTTAACAAAAAAATCACCGAGAAAAGATTTAATGAAATATACTGGAAATTATGTTCGTTTGAGTGGTTCCCGAAATTTAACAACGCCGAGGAGTTAAAAGGCAATTTAGAATGGTACGAAACGAATATTCCTGCAATAGTATCGGTTGACAACAAACGGGCGTGGAGTCTTATGCCGGAAGAAATGAAAAACTATATTCAGTCATTGCCGGAATACAACGAAAAGATTTTCAACAAAATCACAGGCGATATAAAAAAATAAATTATGGGGGGACAATATGAACAGCAAACAAAAACAATGCAATCGTATTTTGTCGTATTTAGAACAGAACGACAGCATAACGTCGTTAGAGGCGTTAAAGGAATTAGGTATATTCAGATTAGCGTCGAGGATTAGCGAGTTAAAGATAAAGCACGGATATGAAATCCCGTGCGAATGGGTAAAAATAACAAACAGATACGGTGAGGAGTGCAGGATAAAACGGTATTTCAAACCGACAAAAAAAGAGGAGCAATATGAAGTCACAGGACAAAAAGAAAATTGAGCACGCATTTTATTTTTACGAAACGGAAATAAAAAAATATTATCAGTCCACAGTCGATTTTGCGGAGAGCGGTTTAGCAGTTGACTATTCGAGGGAACGGGTAGCGTCATCGGCAACGAACGCCAGGGAAACGAGATTATGCGGTATAATAGACAAAAACAATCCGTCCGAATGGTGCAATGTAGTTAAAAACACATTAATAACCTATCACAAAAAACCCGAAGAAAAAATAATCATACTACACTATTTTAATTGTAAACCTAATTCCGAGGTGTCTAAAATAACGGGAATACCGTTGCCGACGGTGTATAGGAAAATCAAAGACGTTTTGGAAACCGCCGAGGAATGGGCAAAGGAGTTCGGGTTGATATGATGAGCAAAGCGAATGAATTATTGCAGGAATTATCGGCAAAGATAATTTTAAGTAATCAGGGTAAAATAAGGTTTACAGCGACGGAAGCGTATGTGTTAGTAGAAAAAATACATAACGAGATAGCCGACATACGCCCGACAGAAACGACAATGACACAAAGGGAGATAACGTGTAATGAATAGCATAATAAATCACCCGTCGCATTATACGGACGGGAAAATCGAAGTCATAGATTTTATCGAAGATAAACAACTGAATTTCCATCGCGGGAACGCTATAAAATACATAGCGCGTGCGGGGAAGAAAAACAAGGAAAAGGAAATCGAGGACTTGGAAAAGGCGGCGTGGTACATAAACAGAGAAATTCAGAGGTTGGAAAAACTGAAAAAGAACAAAGACAGAAAGCAGGTCGATTATGAGAGGTAAAATTATTATATCGTTGTTTATGTGTTTAATAGTCGTTCTGACATTCATTTTTGTGTTGTTACGGCTGTTAAACCTGATAAGTTGGGATTGGATATGGGTAATCTGTCCCGTATGGATACCCGCGGCAATACTACTATTAGCAATGCTAATACTAATAATAATCGGAATATTTACGGATTTTAAGGAGTGATTATGGATAAAGAACAACAAATTAAAGAAGTCTCTGAAACATACGAGGACATTAAGGAAGGGCTTGAAATTGGAACAGAGCGTTTTCTTAAAAATATGAAAAACGTACTTGAAATTGAAAAAAAGCAAGCCGTCAAAGAGTTTGCGGAGAAGTTAAAAAAATGCAGTTATTGCGACAATGATTTTATGGACGGCAAGTGGCATAGATATGTGTTTGTTGACGAAATCGACAAACTTTTAAAGGAGTATGAGCAATGAGAGAAATTTTATTTAGAGGCAAGCAAAAAGACAACGGTGAATGGACAGAAGGTTACTTTTTTAAGAGTTGGGATAAAACATTCCTATTATGGGGAATGACTGGCGATAGTCCGGATATGGTGGAAGTTATCCCCGAAACCGTCGGACAGTTTACAGGACTGACCGATAAAAACGGCAAAAAGATTTTCGAGGGCGATATAGTCAAAGAATGGTCGAGCCATTGGAAAACGCCATTGAAAACCGAAATAAATATTTATGAGGTTGTTTGTGAATATTTAGGCTCATTACATTTAATTCGCAAAACAGAGTACGGTGAAAACTCAACACCGTTATATCGAAGAAGCGTTGTCGAAGTAATCGGCAATATTTACGATAGCCCCGAACTTTTAGGAGAATAAAAATGATTTTAGCAAGTATTAAACCGTATTATTATTATTTAATTGCCGAAGAAAAAAAGAAAATCGAAGTAAGAAAAACGGCATTTAAAAACTTACCGCAGGATATAGCCTTTTATATGAGCAAGGACGAAAAATCTTTTACGAAGATACCGAAAGAGTTTCAAGAGAAATATCGTAAGCACTTCGGGAAAGTCGGAATGCGTGTTGTCTGCGATAAGGTCGATGAATATAACTTCCACGAGGGACTAACCGAATTTAATTCAATGGGGTTGCCATCGAGAATTTACGGCTCATATTTGATTTTTGCAGATGAGTATAAAGCGATGTGCTTATCGTATGACGAAGTAAAAAACTACGGCAAACATAAAACCCTTTACGGCTGGCATATATCCGACTTAAAGATTTATGACAAGCCGAAAGAATTGAGCGAATTTCGAAAATCGGGTTTTATGACGGAAGAAGAGTGGCTTTTCAATCTTTATCCGAATACTCATTGCCATTATGACGCGTGGGCAAAAAAATTTGAAATTATCCGCCCGCCGCAGTCGTATATGTTTGTTGAAGAGGTAGAGCGATGATACAATCGCGGGGCGGCGCGTTTGTAAATATAAAATAAAACATTATCCTTTCGGTTGCAAAATAGTTTTACCGCCCTAAAACTAAAAATTTTCAAAATTTGATTGACAAAGTTCGGGAATAGTGATAATATAATATTGTGAAATATTATAAATCGTTCCGAAAACACGGGGCGATTATTTTTTTAAGGAGTAATTATGAAGAAAGAAGATTTAAAAGTTGTAAAAGAAGAACAGCCGAAAGAGGAAATTAAAGCATTGACGAAAGAGGATATAAAGGCTGAAATCGAAACGGTCACGAAAAAGGGAACAAATTTGCAGAAATATATTTATTCGGAAGAGGGGAAAAAAGAGCCGTTCGCACTTCGTAGGCTAAAAATGGAACAATTTAACAACTATTGTGCGCTGATAGAATGTTTACAGGCACAGTTGAGTGTATTAGAATAAAGAGGACTTAGATATGGCATACGATAGCCGCAATAATGTTGGCACATTAGCGGGCAGAGTAAATAAGAAACGCGGAGGGGCGACGAAGACAGGCGCAGGCGGAAAACCGCAAGAATATGATAAAAATACAGGGCAATACGGGAACGGTAGCGGAGCGAGCAAAAAGACAAGCACAGACAAAGAGCGTAAATTTGAAAATTTAGCAAGAAAAGTCGAGGGGCGCGCACCGTTGCCCGAGCCGAACGGAATAACGGAAACACACAAGCCGACAAAGTTTCGTGACGCTATGGTTAGAGCAAAGGATAGCATAGCACCGTCAGAGCGGTGGCGTGTAGACGTGCATAGTGCCGGCGAGTACGACAAGGACAGAATGTATATGTCTACGGGCGGCTCGTGTGTCGCGATAGAGCCTAATGGCAATATCGTTTCGGTGTGTAAGCGTGCCGAAGATAGTAGTATCAGGGGCAAAGACCTGATAAGTTTTGCGGTTAAAAATGGCGGCGACAGACTGGACGCGTTTTCAGGTTTATATGGGTTCTACACAAAACAAGGTTTTGAGCCTGTGAGTTGGGTTGAGTTCGATGAAAAGTATGCGCCCGACGGTTGGGATAAAACACGAGATACGCCCGAACCTGTAATATTTTTCCCGTATACTTGAAAAATAACGCAAGAAAGACTGGACGAATTTATTAAAAGGGTAAAGCCAGCCGAAGATTACGACGCGGCAAAGGCTATAAGGGACAGGGAGATTAAGAAATGAAAATGACATTTGAAGAATACAGAGAAGCCGTAATAAAAAAATGCAAAGACGACTATTCTGATTTTTGCAAGGAGTGGGAAAAAGAACTCCAAGAAGCGATTGAAGATTTCGACAAGAGAAAAGTGTTTGAAAGTGCATATAAAACAAATGAGAGCATTTCGGGGCAAGCGTATTGCCTGATGATGTGCATTTAACAATATACGAATTAGAGCATATAGCGGAATAAGGAGCGCACAATGGGGAAACTAACGAGTAGACAGAAAAAAGAAATAATCGCTCGTTACGTTTCGGGCGAAAAGGTCACACAGATTGCTAAATCCTATAATATATCCCACCAAGCAATATCGAAGATATTGAAATCTGACACGGTTGCCGAGAGTTGCAAACAGTTGCAAATTCAAGATTTCGCAACTATGACAGCATATATCGAGAGCAAAAGAGAACAGGTGCAAGAGGTCATTGACGCGGTCATTGACGCGTTGCAAGATAAACTCTATAAGACAACATTCAAAGACTGTGTTTTGGCATTGAAAGAACTGTCAGGGCTATATATAGAACGAGAGCAAAAAGCAGAGGATAAAACGAATAATCCCGAGGATATTCCCGTAATTAAGTTCGTATTCGATAATACCTCGATTCATAAGGACGATAATGATGATAAACAGGCGTGAACCACAGAAGTTTGCGCCTTTGTTTTTGCCGAACTGGACACCGAAAGAAGCGAAGCGTTTCACTCCGTTTTATAAGGACGAGTTAAGAAAAAGACTATACAGAGGCGAAGAAGTAAACCCGAGCGATTTAGGTGTAAAAGAGTTTATATTAAAAGGCGGGAGATTAAGCGGAAAGACGAAATCTGACGAAGAGGCGACAGTACCTGAAATAGTTAGTCCTGTAAAAGGCGATATATGGTATTGTCGTTCAGAGGATAACACTATTCGACGCAGTATTTTTCAGTCAATGCAAGCGACGTTGCACGAGTTCGGCTTAACGTTATCTAATAGAACAGATACGGATTTTAAGGTAACGACAAGCCCGTTTGAGATAAAGAATAATCGGACGGGAAACGTTATTCAGTTTTTTGCAATAAACAAGGACATAAACAGGACAAAAGGACAATTCCCCCCGTCGGGTAAACTGAAAAGAGTTATGCTCGAAGAGGCGAACGAACCTGACGGTAAAGAATACGTCGAAGCGTTAAGGTCAACAGCCTTGCGTTTTATGGACGAGAACAGCAAATTTATTTGCAGATATAACCCGCCGCCGTCATATACAGCGTGGGCAAATCAATATTATCCAGGGCGCGTGGCAAAAGGCGCAACACTAATCCATTCGACCTGGGAAGATATAGCCGATTTATTAGACCCCGTTGTAATAGCGGAAATATTACAAATGAAACAGACAGACCCTGTCCACTATGCCTATTGGTACGGTGGCGAAGTCGTTTCGTTAGAGGGTCTTGTAATTTGGTCGTTTGACCGACATAAACATTTAATCAGCGTAAACGAATTACAGGGCAGGATAGCGCGGAATATAGGCTATCAGCCCTCATTTATGTTTTACGGCGTAGACAGCGGGTTAAAAAACGACGCAACGGCAATCAGTGCGTGGGGCATTTATCCCGATGGTTTGTTAATCAAACTATCGACGTTTTATTTAGACATAAAGGATTTCAGGCGAAAGACGGGCGAGAAAGGAATATCACACACCGACCAGGTTATGCTAATGATAGAATGGTATAACGATTTCAGAAAGGAAATGAGCGCGTTAGGCATAGGAATCCCCGACCACTACAACGAGCGTTGGTGTTTTGACGGTGCTGCAATCACACAAGATTTAATGTTAGAGTTTGAAAAGGCTACAAGGTGGCTGTGTAAGCCTGTTACAGACAAAGACATTGAGCGTGATATTGCGAGGTTAGTAAACAGTTATCGCAGTAATATGTTGCGGATATTAGACACGCCCGCAAACGCTATCAGCGTAAACGAAATGGAAACATTCGCAAGGGACGAAGAAAACGAAATCCCCGAGGGACAAAGCGACCATACGATAGACGCGGATAAATACGCGACCTATGAATATTATTATAATTTCTTGTAAGGTGAAAATATGAGTTCTTTTCAAACTCCGAAAGCGATTGAGAATTATTTGAATTTAACGTGGCGAAAACCCCCGTCGAATTTTGTCAACGCGTCTACATACTACACGGGACTTGACCCGTTTTTTATGAATTATATGACAACGGTTGTCAGACCGTGTATGGCGTATATGTCGGGTGCGGCTGACGGCGTAGTAAACAGCGGTCTGAAAATGAACGTCGGGTATACTATCCGAAAAACCGCAGTACGGTTGATAAAAGGCGATAAGATAATGTTCGAGGGCATTGACGAGGACAGTAAAATGCTATCGGACTACTGGGCGCCGTCCGTCGGGTTCGATAGATTTTACGAGGGTTGCATAGACGACCTGTTAAACGGCACGACGATAATAAAACTGAACAAAGACGCGTACGGGCGTTGCGTGCCTGTTTCTGAACGGGTAGACAGATATTACGCAACCACCGACGATTGCGGGAACGTGGTTCGTGTAACGATATTCAATTCGTTATTGTTTCAAATGAATTTCGGGAATGCCGTGCATAATTCTTTTTGGCTCGTTGAAGAAAGGTTCTTCAAACGCGGTGCGCCGTACGTCAAATATAAAGTGCACGTAAAGAGCGGAATCGCGGGACAGGAATTATTGCCCGCTATGTGGTGCGACGGAATACCCGAGCAGGATTTGCCCGAAGAAGTAACTAATGTTTTACGCGCTAAGAATATCAAGGTAAACAAAGATATTAAACTACCGTTTAGAGACGGTTTGGGGGTTTGGAATGCTACGTTAACGGCGAAGAACTCTTGCGTGCCGGGGTTAGCAATGGGCGACCCGTTACTATACGGCGCGTTAGATTTGTTATGGTCGGTCGATATGGTATTCAGCGGCTCACTTACCGACGTTATTTTAGGCAAGGGCAAAATCCTTGTACCGAAACGGTTTTTAGAGAACATACGACGGGACTTCGCCTCAGCGGGCATAAAGACGGCAACGGAAAATTTAAGCGACAGAATAATGTTGCGGTCGGATATGCAAAACGACGATGACGATAGTTTTGTGTATGTAGCGACGGAGAGGGACAAAGACTTCCCGCCGCAATCAGTGCAGTTTAATATCCGTAGCGAAGAATACCGCGGAATGTTTGAATTATATTTACGGCAGATTGTTTCGCATTGCGGATTTGCTCCGACCTCTGTTTTTCCGTTTTTACAGGACGGTTCAAACAAAACGGCGAGGGAAGTAACGGCAGAAGAAAATTTGACGAGAGCGACCGTGCAAAGTATTCATCAAACGCTGTCACCTGTAATAGATAGAATGCTCAACGAGGTGTTGTATCAATTATATAAGGACGCGGGAAAAGAATACAACGGCAATATCAAAATAAAACTGTCGGATTATGTAGGAAATAAATTACTCCGCGACGAAAACATACGTAACAACTATCAGGCGGGGCTTATTCCGCAGGACGTTGCAGTGCAACAGGTGAACGGCATATCCAACGCAGAAACCGAAGAGTATATGGATAAAATCAAAGAAGAACAGCAAGCACAGCAAGTCAATTTCGGTGAATTTTATCCCGAGGCGGTGAACGATGATAATAGCGAACAGACCGCTGAACAGGCAGGCAATAACGCTGGAAGAGGCAGAAGCGCAAATCCGTTTAACGGTTAAAAACGAATATTTTTCCAAAACTCCCAAGAACATTATCGACGGGAAGATACGAAAGGTAATATTTGACGCGGCTAAGCAAATAAAAATCCCTGCTTTGAGAGAAGTGGGGATTAAAAGCCTTATCGCTTTCTATAATAAGCAATGGCGAACTATTCAAATGCTCGGCGACCCTGTTATTCTGTTGTTATTAAACAACCTGACCGACAAAACACGGGCTGAAATCGACAAAGCGAAAGACATTAAGAAGTTGCAAGGCAAAGGCGTTTTAAGCGAAAATGAGAGCCAAGCGCGGCTTTTAGGTGTACCTTTGAGAGAATATGCCGACAGGTATATGAAAGACAGAGTTCAGCCTGTTATGAAAAGACTTGCGAAATTGCAACCGTTAGACCCTGACAGAGATGATAGAAAAGTATCGTTAAGAGCCAGGGCAGAAATGGAAGTTCGATATCAATCCCACGTTGATGAGATAGACAATCTTAAACAGGACGGCGTAAAACTCGTTATTTGTAGCGTTCACGCGGACTGTTCAGAGCGTTGCGCTCCTTGGCAAGGGAAAGTTTATAGCCTTGACGGGACAACGGGAACGACAGACGACGGAAGAAAGTTTGTACCGTTAGAGATAGCAACGCAAAGGAATTTTACGAAAAAAGGCGTGCCTAATGGCTTAATGGGGTTTAATTGTTTTGATGATGAAACGGAAGTTTATACCTCTGACGGTTGGATTAAGTTTTCGGATTTAAGCGGAGAAGAGCAATTCTATACGCTTAATACAGAAACAAGAGAGCCTGAATGGCAAAATGCCGTTGATTATTATAAAGCCGATTATAAAGGCGATATGATAATGTTTGAAAGCACAACGACAAATCTTTGCGTTACTCCTAATCATAATATGCTTTGCTTTACGCAGAGAAACAGGCAATTAAAATTCAAGTTTGCCAAAGATTGCACAACGACAACGTTTTTCTTGGCAGGACATGAATGGAATGCCCCCGATATAAAGGCTGTAAGGCTTGGAGGGAAAGAGGTTAACGGGGATTTATATTGTAAATTCTTAGCATATTATTTAGCCGACGGCTCAATACATAGCAAAACGTCAATAGGAATAGCGCAAGAAAACAATGACGAAATGTTTGCAGAATTAAGCGAACTCCCCTTTACCGTTTGGCACGACAAGGCAAGAATTATCATTCACGATAAACTATTGACAGAGGAATTTGCGAGGTTCGGGAAATGCGATACTAAACATATCCCCGAAATAGTAAAGAAAATGTCTCGCCGGCAAATTAAGATATTTTTGGACGCGTTTATTCATACAGACGGGTATAAATCAACACCGAAAGAATTAAACGGGTATCTAAGAAAGCCGCATTTAACTGTATTTACAACGAGCAAACGAATGGCTGATGACCTTAGCGAACTTGCTCTAAAAGCGGGATATAGACCGAAGATAGACCGCAGAGAGCCTGACGGAAGAGAACTCCATTTCGGCAACGGCATATATAAAAGCAAGTTAACAATGTATACCATTCACCTTAACTCTCGTTGCAATATTACAAGATATGATAAAAAGACGATAGAATACGACGGCAAAATATATTGCGTGGAAGTTCCAAATCATACCCTTTTGGTAAAAAGAAAAGGCAGAATAATGTGGTGCGGTAATTGCAGACATTATCTGATACCGTATAAAAGCGGTTTTTCGTTTCCAAAACCTAATGCGGCAGAGGAACGAAAAGAATATGCTATCACTTTACGGCAACGACAGTTAGAACGAAACGTGCTGACCTGGCGCACAAAGGCAATTGAAAGCGTTGATAAAGACGAGTATAAAAAGGCTAAACAAAAAGCGCAGTTTTGGAACAGTGTTTATATCAAATATTCACACGAAAACGGGCGGGCATATTACCCGTCAAGAACTAAGATACTATAACCGCTAAGCGGTAAGTAAATAAAAAAGGAGATACAGCAATGTTTGGAAAAAAGAGAACGCTTGATGAAATCTTAAAAGATATTGCTAACCTTTCTGACGAAGATAAGGCTAAGATAAAGGACAAAATGGACGACCTTTATAAAGCCGAGGACGAAAGAGAGGTTGACAAAATCGAAGAGGACAAAGCGGAGAACCCCGAAACCGAATCCGAGAAAAAGGAAGAGGTAGAGGAAGAAAGCGAAGAAATCGGCAAAGACGTAGACGAAACCGAGGGCGAGGTAGAAGAGGACGAAAAGGAAGAATCCGAACCGACCGAAGAAACCGACGAGGAAGAGGATACGGACGAAACCGACGAGGAAAACTCGGAAGTTGACGAAGAACCGCAAGAAGATACCGCTGAATCCGTCCCCGAATGGGCGAAAGGCATATTCGACAGGCTCGACAAGATTGAAGCACATTTTGCGGAATCGGAAACGGCTGTCGAGGATAAGGCAAAAGAAACCTACGGGTTAGGAAACGGTGTTTTCCAGGGCGACGAAAAGGCAAAAGAAACAAAAAAGACCTCGCCCGCTGAAATAAGGAATATCTTATCAAAGATAAAAAGATAAAAGGAGAATAAAAAACAATGGCAGAAATGTTAATTACGTCGGGTATACCTGACAGTCAACTTTTCTTACAGGCGGCGGCTAACGTAGCCGCTCCGTATGACGTTACCCCGTCGAGCGGAAATTACCCGTTGGTAGGTAACGTTTTGGCACAGCGCAGACTCGCAAATCAGTGGCTTATGGTCAACCTTTCGAGTCGTGCATTTGTAGACGGTATGGGTGTAACCTCGGTAGGCGCGGAAAGCGAAAACGTAGGTGCAATCCGTTTCCCGCTTCTCTTTATGCCCCCGAGAATTAAGAGAACGTTGGGAATGACCTTGTGCCCCGACGGCACGCCCGGCGGCACGCCCGGTAACAACTTACCGTTTAACAACAATCTTCCCCACGGCGTACAGACTGACGGGTTTGACCTTAAATTCATACAGGAATACGACGAGGCGGCACAGATTTCCAAGGTAAATATGCGTCTTATCGGCTCGTCCCTTGACTTGCTCGGTCAGTATACGCAGTATATACCTATGGCAATCGGTTTGCTTATGGACGCAGACATTATGGCGACGCACGTCGGCGCAGGTCTTGCGTTTGCAAATGCGCGTAACAAATCGAACATTATCGCGTACAAACCCAGCACTACCGACAGAGGGTATATGCAGAAACTGATGAATCAGTTGAAGTCTAAACTCTCTAACGTACGCGGCGAATACAAACAGGGCGTTATTTCCTACCCGAGAGAAAAGAGCGTGTTTGTAATGCGTCAGGAGTTCTTCGATAATCTTATGACTATCGACAACGGCGCGATTATAAACTCCGATATCGGTCAGAAGATAATCCTTAACGGTTATCTTGACGAAAGCGGAACGAAACTTCTCGGTAACTATATCGAGGGCGTTTACGGCGGTATTTATATCAAAGTAATACCCGACGAATACTGGGACACCGCGGCGGCAGAACTCAACCTCACCGAAGCGCAGTACGCGCAATTTAACAAGATTAAAGCGTATATTGCTAACGCCGAGGGCACCTATTTCGGTATGAGCGCAAACGTAACCGATATAGACAAAGCCCCGACGACCTCTATCGGCTTTATTATCCGTAACGACTGGGGTTGGGGTGTTAAGAACGTTCGTAACTCGTCTATCGCGTTTATCGTCGAGAGCGAGGCGGGCGACCTTTCCGACTTTGATAACCCTGTTCCGTTCTTTACCGACATTACCTCTCCCGCGAACGTGGAAGAAATGGTTGCGGCGTATCAGAACGGTGAAATATCCGAGAAAGCGATACAGAGAATCGGCGCGGCGGCTCCTAACACGATAACCACCGTAAATCTTACTCTTACCGGAACTGCTTCTGCAAAGATTACAGACGCTGACGTCGCAGTTCGTAAAGAAGACGGCGGATATGCAGTAGTCGAGAATAAGGGCGAAGGCGTTTACTCGTTCATTATGGATAGAGGAACGGCGGCGACGATACTCATAGCGGCACCCGGCTACAAGAATGCAACGGTTGCGGTAACTGCTACCAATACCGCAGGGGCAACCTACGCAGCGGCTAAAACGCTCACTGCTGAATAATTAAGTTTCTAAGGGGTTTTATTAAAAGCCCCTTTCCACTCATAATTTTTGCTCTTTCTCATTTTTAATGGTGGCTTTTCGGGGCTGAGCCTATCAACCCCGAACCATAGGAGAATAAACGATATGACTATTAAACCTTATTCCAACGACTATATGACGTATAACGAAATAACGGGACGATATGTTTTAACGGCTAAGGCAGTTTTAGATACTTTCGGTATAGACCTTTCGGGGGCAGTAAAAGACAACCCGAACGGTGTTTCGGGGTTATTGAATAGAATATCGATACTCACTTATAAAAAAATCCACGAGCACAACACCGACAACGCATTGCAGGATAGTATGATAGCGTGTAGCGAGGGCGGGCGGAAAATCATCTATGACGCTATGTTAGAACAGTTTTTATACGTTAAGACTAACGGCGATTTATCGATGAGTGTAGACGCAAGTAAACGCGCGTTATGGTTTAGCGATACCGCATACGAAATACTTTTACAGCCTATTCCCGAGTTCGGTCAATCCGTTTGTTATACGGGGGTTTTATAATGGATTTTCTAAGCGAATTTTTGGCGCAGAAATCGCGCGAGTTCTTAACAGGAACGTATTATAAGCGTAGACCTGTTACTAATTTAGACGGCGGGGAAAAGTTCTCTTATGAGAATTTAGACCCGCATACAAGAGAATATAAAACGATAATCGGCACATTACTTATAGAGGGAAGAACGGCGGCGATAAAAACCCGCTCCGCGATAAACTTTAAGACTAAACAGTTTATTGTTACGCAGGACGGGCAACTTTGGGAGATTAGCCTTGTAACGGAAAACCCACAGGTAAAAGAAACCGAGGACGCGCTAAGGATATTCAAGACCACAGCCGAAACCGAGAAAGTAATCAGACTTGTCGGAATAGAGAATCCTAAGGGGATAAAATGACAAATCAAGAGTTCCAACGGCTATGCGACGAATGTTTTAACGAATTAAGAAACACGACGCCGATAGACACGGGCAATTTACGTTATAACGCTACTCTTATGGAGTATAAGAACGGCGGAAAGGTCTGCGAGATATACGTTGACGGCGACGGCGAGGACGGAATTGCTTATTATATGCCTTTTACCAACGAGCCGTGGACAAGTCCGAAATGGAACAGAAGAAAGAACCCGAACGAGGGTTGGTGGCAAAATAAAGCCCTTAAAGCGGTTTTAGAGCATATTCAAATGCGATTAAGCAATAAGATAATAGACATAAAAGAGGGTTGATATGATAACATTAAAACAATTAACAGACGAGTTATCGAGCGCATTAAACGCGCAAGGCAACCCCGGTGTTACGTTTGTTTTACATAACGATACAGGCGAATACACAAAAGCAGTAAGGGATTACAACGACGTAAAGGACGTAATCAACGGCATTGTCACTCTGACATCCTCCGAAGTTGAAAATACGAATGACGGCTTAACGATTGCGTCCTTGACCACTCGTACGGAATTACTCGTGCCTTGCAGAGATACGGAAGAGGACATAAAACAGATTATCCTTAATTCTGACGGTACTTATGGCGAAGAAACGGCGAGAACGGGCAATGTGGCATTCCTTGCCGCTGTCCGTGATTGGATAGACGAATTTTGCGCTAAGAACGGCAGGGCTACTCTTTACGACGCCGAGGGAAATAGTTTCGATACTTCCTGGGTATATTCGTTAGTAACGAGCGGCGTTCGGCAAATGGATAGTTTTGCGGGCGATTATTTTACGTTCGTTATCTATGCCGATTATAACCTTATTCAGGGCGGAGTAAACTCCCGTTCGATAGTATTAACGTTAGACGGAGAGCAAATAAGTTATTCGAGCATAACGCCGAGAAGAGTACCGACGCAGGAAGCAAACGTTTACGCGAAAGGCGAAGCGATAGGGAAATCCTTAACAAGCGATACGGTATTCGGATTAAGCGTTATTTTACCCGCTACGGGGAAAAATATGACGGGCAAGGTCTTTGACTATATCCTTAACGGGAATAGGAACGAATCCCACTTTTTGACCGTTTTTACCCCGCACGGGAATAAAAATTATTTGGTTCAGTTCGGACAGACTGACGCGACGGCAAGCGGAGTGCTTAACGTTGGGTTGACTACTTCATTCGTCGAATGCGTCCCCGATTATGAATTATTGAAATTCCCCGATTCTTTCTTCCTTTACGAAGCAACGGCGGGAAGCACTTCCACGCTTATGTTCGACGGAAGCAACACGCTTTATAACTTCGGAGAAAATAACGGTTTTGCAAGCGGAACGAACAGCATATCGAATTATACGATTGCTAAGGGCGACATAATCGTATCATTAAAGGCGATAACGAATGCTTCGAGTCTTGCTTTAATGCCGCTTAATAATATCGCTATTCCTAAGGGCGTATATCTTCTTAAAGAAACGCCGATTTGGGGAAGCGTGAAGATAGACCAGGCTTTGACGGGTGTTACGGGTTCGGTATTAACAGCAAATAATACTTATAGCGATAACGTTGCTATGACTAACATACAGATAGTACCGAACGGCGAACTCATTTATATAACGACGGGCTTGTCTAACGTCCTTAACGATTACGAAGATGAATGGTATACCGATAATAACGGGAACACTTATTCAGCAACCGATACGACAAAACTAAGGACTTGGAAAATAACGGCAGATATGCCTTGCTCGTTAGACTTCTATAAATGGGCGATAGTAAACGGTAATTTGAGTAAGCAATAGGAGCGATTATGGCACAGCGCGAATATGTTATAAGAATAGTCAATGACGCAGGGAACGGGAAGAGAAAGACCGTTGCGGGCGACGATGACAATACGGGCAGAACCGCGCAAAGCACGCAAGGCGGCGGCAAGCGAAACGCCGCGATAACGGGGTTGGTTGCCTGGCGAACGGTTAAGCCGTGGATAAATCAAATGGCAACGCATCAATTAAACGTTGCAAGCATAAGAGACGGTTCGACAGAGTTAGCACAACGCAGACAATTCGGCTATCAGATAGCAACACAGACAATCGGAGTTGTGGAGAGTATGGCGGCGGGGTTTGCCGTCGGAAACGTTGCGGGGGCGGCTATCGGCTTAGCGGTAGGATTAGGGCATACTCTAATGTCCTATGCTAATAATCAGCAGATAATAAATGAACGCAGAAACCTTGAAAACAGGTCTTTGCAGATGAACTATATCAGGGCGGGAGCGAGAGGAAGCAGAGCGAGTTATGAATAACTACAAAGTTGAAATATACGACGATATAACAAAATCATTCGTTGATTATACAAAATACGCTCTTAATCCTATACGGCACGCAGATTTACTTGACGAACAGTTGGACGAAGCAAGTTTGACGATGAAGCAAGTACCTGCGGAAATCTTCCAGCCCTTGACCTATGTAAAAATAACACATACAAACATAAGCGAGGGGATATTCTCCGATACCTATTTAGAGCGCATAAAAAAGCGTTCTGACCGTACTACGATTATTACGATAGATAACGGCAAGGTAACGGAAACCCTCGCTCTTTTTTACGTTATAGCGAATGATAACTCGATAGAAGTTCCCGTTGGTAGCGGAAGATATGACCACACTCTTTACCTTATAGAACTCACTAAGATATTAGAGGGTTTTATCGGCGACAGTATCACGTTTACCAACGCCTTAGGGAATAACTACACAAGCGGAGCAGACACGCTTAATAGTGGTCATTACGGGGATAAAGGGCTTTATAAAACCCCGTCGTTATCCCCGCTTAAAATATATTCGTTTGAAGAATTATATACGAACTATCCGAAACAAGGCGAAACGAGCACCGTTGCGTATTTGTATAGAATTTACGTTTATTCGCAAGACGATTACGACGCATCGGTGCGTAAAGGTATAACAATAAAAGACGCTGATACGCCCGCCTCTAAAAGCGGAACATATTTAGCAAAGTATTTAACGGATAAAAACGGCGGGAGCGTAACGCTGAATAACGGCGTTTACGTTATAGAATATTTATATCAAACAACGGCTTATCCGCCTTCGGGCGGCGAACAGCCATTATCTTTGGCTGCGTGGACATACACTATGTCTGTTACCGAAAACCGTTACCCCGCTAAGAAATGGACTATTACCGACGTAATCAATCGGTGTTTTGCTTTAATAGAACCGCAAACGTTAGGGAATTATCCTCGTTTCCGTTTGCAAGGCGTTAGTTATGACACCGACGGCAATCCGTTGACTACTTATGAAGCGGGAAGCCAAGCGGAAGAGTTCGAGAAAATACTTGCTCCCGAATTTGCGTTCACTAAGATGACGCTTAGAGAGCAGTTGAAACAAGTCGGCGGGTTTATCCACGCAGAGCCGAGAATATCCGCGTTTAAAACCGATAACAAAGGCAATGAATATTTCGAGGTCGTATTCGATAAATACGGCGGCATTAAGCAATCGCATATCAAAGACCGTCAACTAATATCGGCGGGATTTAAGGAAAGTATAAACGAATATTGTACGGCGTTAGACAGTAGCGCGGATAACCTTGTATCGCAAGTAGATTTTGCGCAGGGTGTTGTAGTCGAACCGTTTGAGAACGGTTTTACAACGCTTAGGACGGAAAACATAACTACACGGTTAGAAGAAAACAATGATACTATAATTCCGACCGATAAACCTATTTTTCAAATAAAATCGGTTATCTGTAAATATATTCCGGGCAAAGGTTCGGGCAATTGGGATATTACCCCTTATGTCTTTGAAAGTGCAGATTATAACGGTAATTTAAGCAGTTATGGGGGCGTTTATCCGTATTCTAAATCTTACGCGGTTTATTATACACAAGGAAGTAAAGGCATTAAAGGCTTATTCTTTAAGGCTGAAAGCCCTATAAGCCCCGCGCTTAAAAACTATGCCATAACAAACATTTTAAGGACGGTGACGGGCGATAGTAGCCTTACAATCGGCGGTGACGGCGGGATATTGAAAGCATACGCCGAACTCGGGTTTGAGATAACCTATTTACCGATATTCAAAACGAGGATAAAAACGACTAAACAGCAAATACGAACAGGCCTGCCGCGTACTCTTGCATACAATCAATCTGCGAATATGATTGAAACGAGATATTACGGCGCAAACCTTAAAGGCGTTGTAGAGCGTTTAGGGAACTTAGAAAAGACCTATACTTATATAGTGCCTTTCCTTTCGGATATACCTACAGCGGGAATGGTTTTCGATAAGAATTATTATATTTCTACCGTAACGTGGGAAGTTTTGCCTTACTATATAAAAGTTACTTTGGGATTGTCTAAGGACTTTAACAGAATATCGGAATACATAGGCATTAACTCTGAAAAGAGAATGTGGGAAGTTTCCGAGCGAATGAGCGTAGAACGCCAAACGCTTATACAAGAATATGTTGTTTTTAGCGATAAGCCGAGGACGAAAAAGGGCAAAGACGTTTATTTCCAAAAGGGCGCGTTCAGTCTTACAGGGTGGCTTTTTAACGATAGTTCCACGGTATCGGGCAGTAATCCTATTTCGGCGTGTTCTGTCCGTCCTATGAATAAAAACAAGGCGAACGTAGGGAATTATGTTATCTTACCCTCTGTCGCTGTTTCTTTCGGTAATTCCGCGCTTTTTGCAGTGAATTATGCAGATAATTATTCAGCAGGACAGAAGATAGTCAAGGAAAGCAAAGACAACGACTTAAAAGGTTATTGGGGGCAATACGTTCCCGCCGCGGATTATTACGGCAGAGCCTATTATTTAACCCTTTCGTGGACTGATAAAGCCAGAGGAATAGACGCGACCAAAGCCGACGCATTACCGCAGAAAGGCAATCTTGATACAACTGATATAATCAAGGTTATGGACTTGCGGTATCGTAAAGATAACAGAGAGCAACCCTCTCTTGCTTATGAATTATCGGCGGTTACCGATAACGACGAATTTATTATCGGCGAAGCGTTGATGAGCAATTCGGCGTTGGTAAACAGAAGCCCGATATTAAACGGCACGACTTATGGTAAGAATATCGAGGTAAGAGCGTTTACAACGAAACTCAATAAATTTGCCCCCGATACAACGGGCGGTAATTTCATCGGGCATATAACAATACACAAAGCAACCGAAGCAGACCCGCAGGAATGGATACAACTTCCGACCGTTCCCGCCGATGATGATATGAACTACGTTGCGTGGGGCATAGTTACTCCTTATACCACTACCGTTATTCAGGTAGAGGACGAGGACGGGCAAGTGAAATCCCAAGCGATACAAACAGGCGGGAAATTGCTTTTAGGTCGTAACGAGAAGCCTAACGGACAAAAAATCTATGTATCGTTAGATACTGTATTATAACGGAGAACGAAAATGGACGAACAGACAAAACAAGAACTGTTAGTGATAGCCGAAGTGTTACAGAAAAACGCTATGGCAGAAGCGGACGCGGCGAAACTTTACACCGAACAATTACGGATAATCAACGCGGCGAAAGAGAAGTTAACAGACACTACTCCCGATATTATCGACTACCTTAACTTTTTGATAAGCGCAACGGAAGAAAAAATATCGGACGAACTCAATCACTCCCGTTCTCTCTTAGACGAGTATGTAGAGATAACGGGTATTCAAATAGCGGAGGATTGATATGATTTTTTATTTTAACAGTAAGGGCACGCTGATAAAAGCGAACCCCGAAGCAGTATTCCAAGGCTCAAATAACGCTAACGCGATATATTTCGTTGCACCGTTTGCGGCGTCAAATACCGTCTTAGCGACTTTTATTCTCCCGAACGGGGATATTTATAGAACCCCCGTGTTATTGACGAGCGCGGGGGCGATAGACGGCGTTACGCTTGACGGAGAAGAAGAGAACTTTGCGATATGGTTTACATATCTCACTAAACCGATTACTCAATACCACGGCGATTTAACCTGTCAGTTTGCGGTCTATGACGGAAGTTATCAGGACGGCAATGCGAAAGCGACAACGGAAGCCGTTACGATTAAGATTAACAAGGGCGTTGCGCAACCTCTTGTCGCTCCGTCCGATACCATTTACGACCAAATAGCGGACGCGTTGGCGGCACTCACAGGCAGAGTTGCGGCACTCGAAGATTGGAAAACTAAACTTGCGGGTAAATCTGTTGTTTATACCAACGACGCGAGCGGGAACGCCAAACCCGAACCGTATTCCACTTCTAAAACGGGCAGTACCTTTGTTAAAAGATTACCCGACGGAAGAGTAAAGGTGCAAACGGCGACCGAAAACGACGACGCAGTTCCGCTTAGTCAGGTTAACGACATTGTTGCCGACGGTTTGGATATTGCGAACACGTTAGGACAGTCTACGACGAAAGCCGCCTCGCAAAAACTCGTTACCGATAATTTTAACTCGACTAACGCGAAAGTCAAAACAAACGCGACGGATATTGCTGCTATAAAAAGCAAGCAAGCAACCGATGAAACGAATATCGCTAAGAATACCGCCGATATTGCGAAAAAACTCGATAAGAATACGGGAGTTACCTCATATAATCAGGTCTACGGTAAATTAGCCGACGGTTCTTGGTATATGTTCAACGTTGCTTCCGACGCTACGGCGGGCGCAGTTGTCAAGTATGACGACAATATGCGCTTTAAGGCTTACGATGGCGCGGCGGCTCTTGACGTTGTAAATAAACAGCAACTCGATAAGAAGTTGGATAAAACGGGCGGCACCGTTTCGGGTAATCTTTCCATTACAGGCGATTTGAATGTTTCGGGTAAAACGATTACTTCGGAAGAAACAACGCAAGTCGTTAAGAACTCTATAATCGTGCTTAATAGCGACGGAACAGACCTTACGACCAAACTCGGTGGGGTGGTTATAAGAACGAGTTCAGCCGCGACAAATAACGCTTATGCGATTGCTTATGATAAAGCAAGCGATAGCGTTAAACTCGGTATGGGTACAGTTACGTCAAGCGGAACGGGAGAAAATAAAGTTTATTCGTTTACGTTTGCAAGCGGAGAGGGCGAAGCGGTCGCAACGCGTGCCGACAGTTCCTTGCTCACTACTAATCATCTCTTAAAGTGGGACGCGCTTTCGATGAAATTAGAGGACAGCGGGTTAGACGCTTCTAAAATAGGAGCGGATAAAATACGGACTGTTCAATTCCCTTATGGTGCGCCTACCGTTACTTATGATACCACCGACGGAATATCAATGTCCGCAACGATGAGAATAAACGTAGCAGGCACTAATTACGATATACCCGTTGATTTCACTATTCCGATATTCCCAGGCGATAACATAAACATAGACGCTAACGCGGAAAGCGACGGGGTAAAGATTTCGCTTGTAGACGTAACGCCTATAACAACCGCTGAAATTGATTTTCTTTTCTTGCCCGCATATGATTTGACTATAACTTATAGTGGTAGCCCTAATGCTGGCACAAATTTTGTTTACATTAAAATAGATGGCGGAGCGGCAAGTGAAACTGATTATGATTATAAAGTAGGATATAGAACTGATAATTTACCACCTGCAATATATAATGCACAAGGCACATTTTTGTCTGCATTACCCTATGTAGTACACAATGTTAGAACAGTCGGGTGGAAAACTGCTAATCCTATGAGTACCAGTCCTGTATTTATCAACAATACGATGACAGCCCCAAACCCTTACACACTTACTTCTGACACAGAGTTAAAAATGGTTATCAAACAAGCGGCAAAAGCACCAGCAAATCCTACCGTAAAGGAGTAGAATATGGCAATTAAAAAATATTTAGATTATACAGGTTTACAGCAATACGATACTCTTATCAAAGAGAAGATTGCAGAGAAAGAAAGTAACGTCGTATATATAACGATAACCGCTCCGTCATCTTCGGCGACTTCGGGAAATCTTACTTCTGAGCAATTATCGAAACTTAAAAACGCGATACAGGCGGGAACACAAACCC